GTTAAGAGTTCCTCTCGCAGGCTTTGCGTGTTTTTGGACAGACAACAGAATAAGAAAGGCGGAACCATGGCGAAAACAACCAAGATGGTCGAAGTACCCGTGAGCGTCCTGAAGCCGTATGCGAATAACGCGAAGAAGCACGGCCAGGAGCAGCTCGAGAAGCTGAAAGCAAGCATCGAGGAGTTCGGATTCCTCACTCCGTGCGTCATCGACAGCGACTACAACCTCATCGCGGGCCACGGAAGAGTGATGGCGGCGCAGGAGATGGGCATCGAAGCCGTGCCATGCGTGTTTGTGGAGGGGCTGAGCGAAGAACAGCGGAAAGCCTACATCCTCGCAGATAACCGGCTGGGAGAGCTGGGCGAGTGGGACATGGATCTGGTGAACACAGAACTCCAAGCACTTGATGACGCGGGTTTCGATGCGTCGCTGACCGGGTTCGATTGGGACAGCGTAGCAACGATAGAGACCGTGGAAGACGGCTACACCGTGGAAGACGGCTACACCGTGGAAGACGTAGTGAAGTCAGGCGAGATATACCAGCTCGGCGAACACCGTCTTATGTGCGGCGACAGTTCCAGCCAGAAAGACATGGACGCACTGTTTGACGGTGAACCGGCGGACATGGTATTCACTGATCCGCCATACGGGGTTGCCATTGGGTCAAAGAATGCTGCAATCAATGCTGTCGAACCCGGGCGGGGGGGGGCGCATTGAGGAGAACATCGAAGGCGACACCCTCGACATCGAGAGCCTGTACGAACTCCTCGTTAGATGCTTTACCCAGCTCCGCGAACACTGCAAAGATACAGCGAGTTATTACGTCAGTTCACCACAGAACGGTGAGCTTGGCATGATGATGATGATGATGATGAAGGATGCGGGGCTCCCGGTTCGGCACATGCTGATCTGGGTGAAGAGCTCTGCGGCGTTCAGCATGGGCCGTCTGGACTACGACTATCGGCACGAACCGATCTTCTACACGTGGACAAAGGCGCACAACTTCCGCGGCGGGTATGACAACACGGTCATCGACGACAACCAGCGACTGGAAGATCTGAGCAAGCCAGAACTGAAAGATCTCGTCCATGCGCTAAAGGGAGACGGATCCACATCTGTGATCTACTGTGACAAGCCAACATCCAGCCGCCTACATCCCACGATGAAGCCGATCAAACTGGTGGCGAGGTTTGTCTACAACAGCAGTGAGGAAGGTGACGTCGTGGCGGATGTGTTCGGCGGATCGGGAACGACGCTAATCGCGTGCGAGCAGCTGAGACGCCGCTGCAGAATGATGGAAAAGGATCCACACTACGCGAGCGTCATTATTGACCGTTGGGAAAAATTTACAGGGCAGAAGGCTGTCCGCGTCAAATAACCCTACTGGGAGGAAGACGAAATGAAAAACATGACACTACAGCAGCAGGCCGATGAGGTCTTAAAGCAGGCCGAGGAACGCGGCGTCTCCAGCAACTTCTTCTTCGTGACGACCTTCAAGCGCTATCAGGTGCAGATGAAGATCCTCAGCGACCTTGAGAAGGCCATCGCAGAACATGGAGCGACGGTTACAAAAGAGTACGTGAAAGGCCGACAGAACCTTGTGGCCAACCCGGCGATCACGGAATATAACAAGACGGCAACGGCGGCGAACGGAACGGTCAGCACCCTGATCAACATCGTGAAATCATTCGCCAACGAGCCGGATGCCATGGATGCCCTGACGGAGTTCCTGAATGGATAACTACATCCTGGCATACTACCAGCAGATCAAAGACGGAACCGTTGTCGTTGGCCGATGGGTCCGTCTTTTGTATGAGTGGATCGTGAACGGCATCGAGGCCGAGACCTTCTACTTCGACCAGAAAAAAGCGAACAGGGCGATCAAGTTCATCGAGACGTTCTGCCGCCACAACAAGGGAAGATTAGCACCGGGACGGTTGGTTCTGTCGTTATGGCAGAAGGCAGCCGTCTCTTGCATTTACGGAATTGTCGACAAGGACGGAAAACGACAGTTCAAAGAGGTCGCCATGTTCGTGGGGCGGAAGTGCGGGAAGACCCTGCTGGCCGCCGCCATCATGGCCTACGAGGTTTACGTGGACGGGGAGTTCGGATCCGAAATCTACTGCGTGGCCCCGAAGCTCGACCAGAGCGATCTGGTCTATTCGGCCTTTGAGTTCACGAAGGACAAGAACCCGGAGTTCGCCCGCCGCACCCGAAAGCGGAAAAGCGACTACATCGTCGACCAGACGAACACCACCATCCGCAAGATCGCATTCAACGAAAAGAAGGCCGACGGCTACAGCCCGATGCTGACCATCGCGGACGAGATGAGCTCATGGCCAGCGGATCGAGGACTGAAGCAGTATGAGGTCATGGTCTCAGGCACCGGCGCACGGAAAGAGCCGATCACGCTGTCCATCAGTTCGGGCGGGTATGTCAACGACGGGATCTACGACGAGCTCTTCAAGCGCGGCACCCGCGTCCTGCTGGGGGAAGCCAAAGAAAAGCACCTCCTGCCGATCTTCTACACCATAGACGACATCGACAAGTGGGACGACATCAACGAGCTGCGGAAGAGCATCCCTGGGATGGGCGTGTCCGTCTCCGTGGAATTTATCCTGGACGAGATCGACGTCGCCCGGGAATCGCTGAGCAAGCGGGCAGAGTTCATCACGAAGTACGCCTGCCTGAAGCAGAACAGCTCCCTCGCCTGGCTCCCGGCCTCCGTCGTGGAGCGGGCCTCCGGGGATCCTCTGAACATCGAGGACTTCCGCCGTGGTTACGCGGTCGCCGGCATCGACCTGTCGCAGACGCGAGACCTGACGTCCGCCTGTGTCGTGATTGAGAAGGACGGGGAGCTGTACGTCTTCTCCCACTTCTGGCTGCCGGCGGAGAAGATCGACGAAGCCACGGCCCGGGACGGTGTACCCTACAACATCTACATCCAGCGCGGGCTGCTGTCGCCTTCGGGTGACAACTTCATCGACTACCACGACTGCTACAGATGGCTGACGGACATGATCGAGAAGTACAAGGTCATGCCGCTGAAGGTCGGCTACGACCGCTACAGTGCGCAGTACCTTGTCCAGGATCTGGAGGCCTACGGGTTCCAGTGCGATGACGTGTATCAGGGCGAGAACCTCTACGGCGTGATACAGGAGACACAAGGACTGCTGGAGGACGGACGGATCCACATCGGAGACAACGACCTCCTCAAGATGCACCTGCTCAACTCGGCGATCAAAATGTCAACCGAGCGAGGGCGCGGCAAACTCGTTAAGCTGTCGCCCTCTGTGCACATAGACGGCACCGCTGCCTTGCTGGACGCGATGACCGTCAGGCAAAAATGGGCTGCCGAGATCGGTCGGCAGCTGAAGAACGAGAGAATGGAGCAACGACAAAATGGGACTGCGTGATTTGCTTTTCGGGCACGCCCCGAAGCCAGACAAGAAGGCCAAGCAGACATTCCAGATGCTGAACGGGTACACACCGGTGTTCACCAACCACAGCGGCTCGATCTACGAGGCCGAGCTGATCCGGTCGGCGATCCACGCGAGGGCGACGAACGTCAGCAAGCTGAAGGTGGACGTCTTGGGGACTGCGAAGCCCGCACTTCGGAACAAGCTCAAGCACGGGCCGAACCAGTTCATGACCTGGTCGCAGTTTTTGTATCGCCTGTCGACGATCCTCGACATCGCGAACACGGCCTTCATCGTGCCGGTGTACGACGAGCTGGGCGAGATCTCGGGCATCTACCCGCCGAACACGCAGAAATGCGAGGTCGTGGAGTACGGCGGGGTGCTGTATCTCCGCTACAAGTTCGGGTGGGGTCAGACGGCGGCGATCGAGCTTGAAAGCTGCGCGATCATGACAAAGCACCAGTACCGGAGCGACTTTTTCGGCGAGGATAACAAGGCGCTGCTCCCGACGCTCGACCTGATCTCGATACAGGATCAGGGCATCAAGGAAGGCGTGAAGAGCGCAGCCACCTACCGCTTTATGGCGTCTGTGGCAAACTTCGCCGACCCGGAAGACCTCGCAGAGGAGCGCAAGCGGTTCACATCGCTCAACCTGTCGAAGGACGCGGAAGGCGGCGGCATCCTTCTGTTCCCGAACACCTACAAGGACATCCGTCAGGTTGACGTCAAGCCGTGGGTGGTCGACGCGGAGCAGATGAAGATCATCAACGACAACGTCTTCCGCTACTACGGCGTGAACGACGACGTCATCCAGAACAAGGCCTACGGCGACTCGTGGACGGCGTTCTACGAGGGCGCGGTGGAGCCCTTCTGCATCCAGTTCTCGGAAGTCATGACGAAGATGCTCTTCACCTTTCGGGAACAGTCACAGGGCAACGAGGTGATCGCCACATCGAACCGCCTTCAGTACATGAGCAACGCCGACAAGCTGAACGTGTCCTCGCAGATGCTCGACCGCGGGATCATTTCGATCAACGACGCCCGGGAGATCTGGAATCTCCCGCCGGTGGAAGGCGGGGATGTGCGGATCATCCGCGGCGAATACTACGACGCCAGCACGAAGGTGACAGAACAGGAGGAACCCGATGAATCAGAATCGTGAGTACAGAATGATGGAGCTGAGGGTCGCGCCTCAGGAAGAAAGTTACATGGTCGAAGGCTACGCCTCGACCTTTGAGCCCTACGTCCTCTTTTCAGAGGACGGCGTCGACTACAAGGAGCAGATCGAGCCTACGGCGTTCGACGAGGCCGATCTGACCGATGTAGTCTTCCGCGTTGACCATGAGGGCCGCGTCTACGCCCGCACATCCGCCGGCACGGTGGAGCTGTGGACGGACGACCACGGACTCGGCCAGCGCACAGATCTTAGTCGCACGGCAGCGGCCCGGGAATTGTTCGCGGATATTGAGGCGGGCAACTACCCGAAAATGTCGTTTGCCTTTATCGTCGCCGAAGACGATTACGACAAAAAGACCCATACCAGGACGATCAAGAAGATCTCGAAGGTGTTCGACGTCTCACCTGTGAGCTTCCCGGCGAATCCTGGCACGGAACTCTCAGTCTCAACCAGATCCTACTTCGACGGAGTGATCGAAGCAGAACGAGCGGAGCGACTCGAGGAAGAGCGGAGAGAGCAGCAGAAACAGAGAATCAGACTGTTGACGGAGGTATGAGAATGGACATCAAGACGATGACCGCCGAGGAGCTGATCGAACGCCGCGCACAGATCGCGGAAGCGATCGACGCTCCCGAAGCTGATCTCGATGCGCTGGAGGCAGAAGTGCGCTCCATCAACGACGAGATCGAAACCCGCAAGGCCGAAGAGGCCGCAAAAGCAGAGATCCGCGAGCAGATCGCTTCCGGATCCGGAGAAACAAAAGAAACGTTTGAAGAGGAGAAAAAGACCATGAACATCACCGAAATCCGCTCATCCGCTGAATACGCGGAAGCCTACAAGAAGTTCATCATGAGCGGCGACGACACCGAATGCCGCAACCTGCTGACCGTTCAGGCACCGCAGGCCGCTGTCGGTACGAAGACCGTGCCGGTGCCGACCGTGCTTGAGGAAGGCATCAAGACCGCGTGGGAAAGCAACGAGATCCTGTCCCGCGTGAACCGCACCTACATCCGCGGCAACCTTCGCGTAGCGTTCGAGCTGAGCGCAACCGAAGCCGCTGAGCACGGTGAAGGCCTCGCCGCCCCGGCTGAGGAAGAGCTGACCATCGGCGTTGTCGAGCTGGTCGCGAAGAACGTGAAGAAGTGGATCAAAATCTCCGACGAAGCCGCCGCCATGGGTGGCCCGGAGTTCATCCGCTACATCACGGGCGAGATCATGTACCAGATCGCGAAGAAGGAAGCCGCGCTCGTCATCGCCGACATCGTGGCCGCGCCGGCCACATCTGACGCTGACTCCATCGGTGTCCCGGTCGTCGAAGCCGCTCCCGGTGTTGTGACGCTGCCGACCGCCGCGACCCAGCTGTCCGAGAACGCGACCGACCTCGTGGTCATCCTGAACCGCCTGACTGAGGGCGATTTCCTCGCCGCACAGGCCGCCGCGTCCTTCGCGATGGATCCGTTCGCCGGTATGACGAAGGTGTACACCTCCGCGCTCCCGGCGTACAGCGCAGCCACCTCTGGCCAGACCTACGCGATCGTGGGCGACCTGAAGGGTGAGCAGATCAACTTCCCGGAAGGCGATGACATCGTGGTCAAGGTGGACGACCTGAGCCTCGCCGAGCTGGATCTGATCAAGGTCGTAGGCCGCCGCTACGAAGGCCACGGCGTGACCCGTCCGGGCATGTTCGTTAAGGTGGCGAAGGCCTGATGAAGGTCAAGCTCCTGCGCGACTCGCGCATCATGAGAAAGGCCGGGGAGATCGTTGAGGTCTCCCCGGAAGAGGCGTTCTTCCTTCTCTCCGTCCGCTCGGCTGAGCCGGTGGTGGAGACCGTAGCAGAGGAAGGACCCAAAAAGAAACCGGCAACCAAGACGAAGAGGTGAACATTGTGAGCTCTCTCATTGAATCGGCCAAGATGGCCCTGAGAATTACAACTGACGCATTCGACGACGAGATCATGGACCTGCTCGACGCGGGGACGAATGATCTCGGCCTTGCTGGCGTTGACGTGCCTGACGAGGATGATGCGCTGGTGAAAAGGGCACTGCTGACCTACGTCAAGATGAACTTCGGCCAGCCTGACGACTACGACAGGCTCAAGAGGTCATATGACGAACAGAAGGCGCAGCTGTCCATGGCCACCGGCTACACGACATGGAGGGCGAACAATGGACAGATCTGACGTCATCACACTGGTAGGTACGGCCTACGTCAAGAACGAGTACGGCGTACCCGTCGCAACCCCGACCAGCCGAGAAGTCTTCTGCCAGGTGAACTCCATCACCCGCGCAGAGTTCTTCGAGGCCGGGCGCAACGGGCTGAACCCGTCGCTCATGTTCTCGGTCTTCTTCGGAGACTACGCGGACGAGCCGACCCTGATCTACAAGGGCAAGGCCTACGGGATCTACCGCACCTACCTCTCACGGAACGACACACTCGAGCTCTACGCAGAGCGGAAGGGCGGGACGAATGGCCAAAGTGTATGACCTCGGCGCGGAGATCCGAAAGATACTCGACGACTACGAGGTGGAAGTGACCGACGGCATGAAGGCGGCGGTGAAGGCAGCGGCAAAGGCCGGTGTCAAGAAGGTAAAGGCGAACGCTAAGATCTTCGACGGAACCGGCGAGTACAAAAAGAGCTGGACGTCACGAGTAGAAGAAGAGCGGCTGAGCTCTCAGGGAGTGATCTACAGCAAGAAGCCCGGTCTTCCGCATCTGCTGGAGAACGGCCACGCCAAGAGAGGCGGCGGACGTGTCGCTGGTCGTGAACACATCAGACCCGTGCAGGATGAGATCGAGCAGGAGTTCATGCAAGAACTGGAGGCAAGGCTGTGACGTTCCAAGACATCAAAAACATGGTAGCGAACATCGGCTACCCCTACAGCTACAGAGCATTCCCCGAAGGCACAGAGCAGGCGACACCGTTCGTCTGCTTTTTCTTTACAGGGAGCGCGGACCTGTACGCCGACAATTGCAACTACCAAAAAATCGAGCACCTGGTGATCGAGCTGTACACCGACTACAAGGACTTCGCGAAAGAGGCGACCGTCGAGGCCGTCCTCGCGGCGAACGACATGACGTGGGTCAGATCGGAAGACGAGATCCCGTCCGAGCGGATGTACATGGTCACCTATGACATGGATGTGGTTATCACTTTAACGGAGGAATAAAACCATGGCAAACAAGATTAAGTATGGTCTGAAAAACGTCTACTACGCGGTGGCAACGATCGCGGCAGACGGTTCGGCCACCTACACCACCCCGGTGCGCATCCCCGGCGCGGTCAACCTGACCCTCGACGCTGCGGGCGACACTAACACCTTTTATGCGGACGACATCGCCTACTGGGAAGGAACGGCGAACAACGGCTACACCGGATCTCTGGAGATCGCTCGCGTCCCGGAAGACTTCGAAAAGGACGTCTTCGGTATGATCGAGGACGGAACCGGCGGCCTGATCGAGGACGCGGGCGCACCGACGGTGCACTTTGCCCTGCTGTTCGAGTTCCAGGGCGATGAATCCGCGACGCGGCACTGCATGTACAACTGCACGGCCACCCGCGCATCCGTCGCCGGCGCGACCAAGGGCGAGAGCATCGAGCCCCAGACGGAGACGTTGAACCTGACGGCCCGGACGATCTACAACGCCAAGCTCACGAAGGACATCGTCAAGATGAAGGCGGCGAGCACTCACAGCTCCTACGCGACGTGGTTCACTTCGGTCTATCAGCCGACAGCATAAAGGGAGGGAAAGATGCGACAGACTATCAACATCGGCGGACACGAAGTGGCGATGGCGGCAAATGCCGCCTCGCCTTTTTTGTATCGCAAGACCTTCGGCGAGGACTTTTTGCTTAAGTTCTACGCTGACGGCAACACGCTGAACGACCAGATCGCGCTGTTTGAGAAAATGGCATACATCATGCTCATGCAGGCAAAGGCGGAGAACGGCGAGATCGACAGGAAGAAGCTGTACGCGATCAAGGAAGAGGACTGCATCGAATGGCTGGCGAGCCTCGACGACCCGATGGCCATCGCCAACGCGATCACAGACCTCGCGAATCTTTACTTCAAGACAAACATCAACACATCGAAGGCAAAAAAAGCACAGGGCGGCGGTCGGAACGCCCGTACACGACAGGCCTCTACCTCCTAAGGTGCTCCGAATTAGGACTTCGACCCGATGACCTTCATGATCTCGAATACGGTATGGTCATCGACATGCTGACGGAGCGCAGCAACGACGCGGAGGAGTGGGACGACCTGCCGTCTCAGGAGGACTTCGACAGATTCTGAGGTGAAAAACATGGCAGGAAACAAAATCCGTGGAATTACCATAGAAATCGACGGCAACGCCACCAAACTCGATAAGGCCCTGAGCGGCGTCAACAAGACACTCCGCTCGACCCAGAGCGACCTGAGAGACATCGACAAACTGCTGAAACTGGATCCAGGCAACGTGGATCTGTTGAAGCAGAAGCAGGAAGCCCTTGAGAAGGCGACAGGCGCCACCAAGGAGAAGCTGGACAAGGAGAAGGAAGCCCTTGCGCAGCTGAAGAACGCCGACCAGACGCCCGAGGTCAAGTCACAGATGGAAGCCCTCGAGCGGCAGATCGTCTCAGACGAACAGGCCCTCCAGAAGCTGACGGATCAGGCCAAAGAGTTCGGATCCGTCAGCACCCAGCAGATCAAAGCCGCGGGCGAATCCATGCAGGAGTTCGGCGGGAAGGTCTCGGGCGTCGGCGATAAGATAGCCGGCGTCGGGCAGGGACTGACTACTGGCGTCACGGCTCCAATCGTTGCCGGATTCACGGCAGCGGTCAAGACCACGGCGGACTTTGACACATCAATGAGTCAGGTCGGCGCGGTTTCCGGAGCGACCGGCGAAGACCTGGAAAAGCTCAGAGACAAAGCCAAAGAGATGGGCGAGAAGACCAAGTTCTCCGCATCTCAGGCGGCGGACGCCCTGAACTACATGGCCATGGCCGGTTGGAAGACGGAAGACATGCTCGGCGGCATTGAGGGCATCATGTCCCTTGCTGCGGCATCCGGTGAAGACCTGGCAACAACGTCTGACATCGTGACGGACGCCATGACGGCCTTCGGCATGTCGGCGGACGAATCCGGGCACTTTGCGGACATCCTGGCAGCGGCATCGTCCAATGCGAACACAAACGTATCCATGCTGGGCGAGTCGTTCAAGTACGCTGCGCCCGTCATGGGCGCTCTTGGGTATTCGGCGGAGGATACGTCCATCGCCCTGGGCCTTATGGCAAACGCCGGTATCAAAGCATCGCAGGGCGGCATGTCGCTTCGGACGGCCATGCTGAACATGGCGAATCCATCGGAGAACATGAGCATCATCATGGATCGGCTGGGGTTGTCCCTGACAGACGTCGATGGGAACATGCTGTCGCTGCGCGAAGTCATGGATCAGCTGCGCGAAAAGGTATCTGCCGGATCTGACGCTTATGCCGAGAGCGCTTTGGACATGGCGACGTACACCGACCACGTTGCTGTCTCAAGGGAAGAAATCCTTGCCGCAGAGGGCGCAGAGAGAGAGAGACTTGCGACCATCGGTCTCGGCTCCGACGCGCTTGAATCGCTGACCACGGAAGAAGCGAAAGCTCTCGAGGTGCGAGCGCTCGGCGCGGAGATCACGGAAGACCGGGCCTACACCGACGAAGAATACATGAAGATGTGCGAGCAACTCGGCAAGGAACAGATGGAGCTGGGGACAGCACAGCAGACGGCAGCCGCCGCGACCTTGTTCGGCAAGAACGCCGTCGCTGGTATGCTTGCGGTGATCAACGCATCTGATGCGGACTACGAAAAGCTGACAGCCGCCATCGACGGATCCGCTGGGGCGGCGGAAAACATGGCCGCAACCATGCAGGACAACCTGAATGGACAGATCGAGATCCTGAAGTCCCAGATCGAGGCAGCGGCCATCTCCATCGGAGAAGCACTGATGCCGACGATCCGCGACGTTGTGAGCGTGATCCAGGAGTGGGTTGATAAGTTCAACTCACTGGACGAGAGCCAGCAGCAGACCATCATGACAATCGCGGGAGTGGTGGCGGCGGTCGGGCCTGTCCTTTTGATTGTCGGGAAAATGGTCACCGGCATCGGCGGGCTGATCACATCCGTCGGCACGATAACCACGGCGGCGGCTCCGCTTCTTGCGGCGCTCGCACCAATCGCCCCGGTGATCCTGGGCGTGGTTGCAGCCATCGCGGCGGCCATCGCCATCGGCGTCCTGCTGTACAAAAACTGGGACGAGATCATGGCTTGGGCGCAGAAGCTCAAGGAGCAGATCGCCGAAGTCTGGAACAACATCAAAGAAACGATCTCCCAGGTCTGGGAGGACATCAAGCAGAAGACCGAAGAGTTCAAGGCTGCCGTCAGCGAAAAGTGGAACGCTCTCAAGGACGGCATCAGCAGCAAGGCCGAGGAGATCAAGGCCGCCGCGTCGGAGAAGTGGGAAGCCATGAAGGGCGCACTCGGCACGGCGATGGAGAACATCAAAGGCAACGTCGAGAGCAACCTTGGACGCATCAAGGGAGCATTTGACGAAAACGGTGGCGGGATCCAGGGAGCGATGAGCGCAGCCATGGAAGGCGTCAAGATCCTGATGGAGAACCAGTTCAACATCATCGACCAGTTGACCGGCGGCAAACTGTCGGCGATCAAGGACAAGTTCACGCAGGCCTTCGACGGCGCGAGAGAGATCGTCCGTGGGGCGTTGGACACCATCAAAGGGTTCTTCAATTTCTCATGGGATCTTCCCCGGCTGAAGATGCCCCACCCGCGGATCAGCGGCAGGTTCTCCCTGAATCCGCCACAGGTGCCGACCTTCTCCATCGACTGGTACAAAAAGGCCTACACCAACCCCGTCATGTTCACTTCGCCTACGGTTCTCCCGACCGCGAGCGGGCTGAAGGGCTTCGGCGATGGCAGCGGGGCTGAGATCGTCATGAGCGACCGGATGCTCAAGCAGATGGCCGGGACGACCAACTACAACGTCACCGTCAACGCCGCGCCCGGCATGGACGTGCGTCAGCTGGCGGATGCGGTACAGCAGAGGCTGGCACAGGTCCAGAGACAGAAAGAGGCGGTCTATGCGTAACTACTTCACGTTCGCCGGTCACGACTCGCGTGACTACGGCGTTTACATCTCAGGTCATGGCACCTTCGACGCCCCCACGAGGGTGTACGAGCTGATCAGTGTCCCCGGCAGGTCCGGGGATCTGGTCGGCGCGGAACGAAGACTCGAGAACATCGAGCTGACCTACCCGGCGTTCGTCTACTCCGACTTCAACAACAAGATGGCGGCTCTCCGCGGGATGCTCCTGTCGCAGATCGGCTACCAGCGACTCGAGGACACATACCACCCGGACGAGTTCCGCAAGGCCCTCTACAGCGGCGGCCTGACGGTCGAGACGAACGGACGCAACGACGCGGGCGAGTTCGACATCACCTTCATCTGCAAGCCCCAGCGGTACCTCAAGACCGGCGAGACTGCCGTCACGGTGGCATCCGGTGACTCCATCACCAACCCGACCGACTTCGACAGCCAGCCGCTGATCGTAGTCACCGGCGCGGGCCAGCTGCAAATCGGCCAGACGACGATCACCATCGCGTCGGGGTTCACTTCGGTCACCATCGACTGCGAGATGATGGACTGCTACAGCGGCACCCAGAGCGCAAACGACAAGGTGACCTTCTCGGGCAACAACTTCCCGACACTCAAACCGGGGAGCAACGGGGTCGTGTACGGCTCCGGCATCACTAATGTCACAATCACACCGAGGTGGTGGCGCGTATGATCCCTATTCTTTTTCCCTCAACAGAGACATCTTTCACGACCAACGGCCTCGGGCGTCTGGCAGACTGTACCAGGTGCGAGGTAACCGAAGAGCGAAACGGGGTGTATGAGTGCGAGTTCGATTATCCGGTCAGCGGTAAACTCTACGACCAGATCGCGATCGGCACCTACATCGCCGTCACGCACGACGACAAGGGAGACATCCAGCCGTTTGAGATCTACATGCGCACGGCTCCGTTGAACGGCCTCGTGACCTTCAACGCCCGTCACATCTCCTACAAGCTCGGGACCATAGTCGCCAAGCCGTTCACCGCTTCCTCATGTGCGGCGGCTCTGGCGGCGATCCCCAACAACGCGATGACCTCCTGCCCGTTCACCTTCTGGACGGACAAGAGCGTCACCGCGTCTTTTGCGTTGACGAATCCCAAGACGATCCGCTCCATCCTCGGAGGCTCCGAAGGCTCCATCCTCGACGTGTTCGGCACGGCAGAGTATGAGTGGGACATGTTCACGGTCAAGCTACACCAGCACCGCGGGCAGGACTCCGGGGTCACTATCAGGTACGGCAAGAACCTCCTCGACCTGACGCAGACCGTGGACGCGGAGAATTTGTACAACGCGGCGGTCGGCTACTGGGAGAAGGACGGCGACACCCAGTACGGCGCAGTCACCAAGGGCACCGGCGTCACGGCGGCGGCCATCGCGGTCACGCTGGACTTCTCCGGGGACTTTGAGACGAAGCCGACCAAGGCCCAGCTGAACGCGAAGGCGAAGGCCTTCCTCGATGCGAATCAGCCGTGGATCCCGAAGGAGAATATCAAAGTAGACTTCGTACAGCTGTGGCAGACCGAAGACTACAAGGACGTCGCCGCCCTCCAGAGGGTGGGTCTGTGCGATACGGTGTCGGTGATCTACCCCGAATTAGGGGTGACGGCTGAGAACGTCAAGGTCATCGCGGTGACCTACGACACACTTCGCGACAGGTACAGCGAGATGGAGCTGGGCGAGGCGAAATCCTCGTTTGCGGAGGTCATCAGGGTCGAGACGGAGGCTCTCGTAGCTGACAAGCCCTCGATCTCAATGATGGACGCAGCCATCGCCCACGCGACCGAGCTCATCCGCGGCGGCCTCGGCGGGCATGTGGTGATCTCCACCAACGCCGACGGCGAGCCCGAAGAGATCCTGATCATGGACACGGACGACGTCAACACCGCCCAGAAGGTCTGGCGGTTTAACCTCGGCGGCCTTGGATACTCCTCGACGGGCGTGAGCGGCCCCTACGGTACAGCGATCACGCAGGACGGGGAGATTGTGGCGTCCTTCATCACCGCGGGCATAATGAACGCGAACGTGATCCGCGCCGGGGTGCTACAGGACCAGCAGGGCGCGAACTACTGGGACCTCGAGACCGGGGAGTTTCGGCTGTCCACCATGCCGACGATCAACCTTATGCCGTCGATCTACCGGCGGGAGTACCAAAGCCCAGCGGTCACCACATCCGACGGATGGACTTCTGGTGGTGTTAAGTGGAATGTTGATCCGCTTGGCAGGGTAACAGCAGAAGGTACGGCAACATCCAGCAATAGTTATTTCTTGTTTACTAGTGATGATCTGACAAATGTAATCCCTCGCCTTACTGTTGACCCTGGTAAAAAACACTTCTTACAGGGCTGCCCACAGGGAGGCTCGCCTGCGACATATTGTCTAATTGCAAAGGCATATGCTGGTGATGGGACTGCAATTACATCTTATATTGATTCAGGGAGTGGTGTTGTTATTCCTGATGGTGCGTCTTATTTGTACATATACGCACGAGTTTGGTCCGGAACTACTGTTAATATCACGTACCATCCAATGCTCTCCGAAGGCACCACAAGGAAATCCTACCAGAGTACCCACGGCGCAGAGGGGCAGATGAACGCCTCCATCAAGGTGAATGCTGACGGGATCGCGACAGAGGTCACCCAACGGACAAACGCGGACGGTGCGCTCCAGTCCCAGATCACCCAGAATGCCGGGCAGATCGCGCTGAAGGTCAACACTTCGGACTACACCGCGACCAATATCGTGAACAAGATCAACGGATCCTCGCTGACGATCGACCCTGACAACATCAGCCTCGTCGGGAAGACGATCAACCTGACGTCGGACAACATCGCCATCAACTCGACCAACTTCTCGGTGACGAAAGCGGGCAAGGTGACGGCGACATCTGGAGAGATCGGGCCGTGGAACTTCAGTGGGAGCAACTTCTGGCGCGGAGAAGAAAAGGTGAACGGTCGTCAGGGAGACGGCACGCACGCCGCCATCGTCCCGGATGGCATCACGTTTGCAAGATACTTTTGGCTGACACCATACACAGAAGTGGCGGCGCGGCGCATCCTTGCAGATGACTGGGGTGTTTACCTTCAGGTCGGCGTTCCGAGCACAACACCGTCAGACCCTGCAACCTACTCGGGGCCGTGGACGTGGACGACAATATCTTCGTACACGTTCGATACGGTCAGCCCAACGACCGGGAGCATCAACGACTACATCTCCCGCGCCAACATCACCAAAATTACTGCGGGAGACATCGCAACGGGCAAACTGCTGACGACAGGGCAGGCGCGGCTGTTCAACTCAAGCGGCGTGTGGAGAGCGAACGCGACTCCGCAGTTCTGGTTCTGGCGGAGCGACTCGACGACACAGGCGAACACGCTCGCGCTACTCTTTGCGAACACGCAGACGGTCAACGGCAAGGCGTGCATGGAGCGGTTCTACATCAGAGAATACTCCTACGATGCCTCGACCGGCGACCAGAAGAACAACTGGGAGAACTACTACCTCCCGACCGTGAACGCAGGACGAACGACGAACGCGAGCTACCAGATACTGACCACCAAGACGGTGGCGAAGAACACCGTCACCTACAGCGCGACGGTCAACTTCGCGGCCAACGAGACCAAGAACATCACCCTCACCGGCACGCTCCCGAGCGGATACGCAGTGACGGATGTTGCGGGGATTATCGCACAGAACACCGGCGACGGCAACGTGGTCTTTGTCACGATCTCTCAGCCGAACACGGCGACGTCAATGGGCGTCGCCTGTCGGAACTTTTCAAGCGCGGCGGCGAACAACTGCACCGTGAGCGTCACCTATCGGTTAATCAAAGGATTGTAAGGAGCAGACAAATGGAGTGGATTCCATGGAGCATCAGCGGCGTCTCATTACTCTTCGTCATCCTGACCTTCGCCAGAACCTGGAAGAAGGACGGGAAGGCGGAGGACGCGGAAGAGAACGCCAAATTTGACAGCATCAAAGAGGGACTGGTGAAGGCGAACATGAAGCTCGACCAAGTCTGCGCGACAACCACAGAGCTGCGGTCGGACGTAAAGTCAATGAACCACGAGCTGAAGCAGTACAGCGAGCGGCTAATCATCGTGGAGCGCGACCTGAAGACCGCCTTCAGGCAGATCGACGACCTTCGGGATCAGATGAGAGGAGTGAAGGAATGAAGATTGACAAGAGATGGTGGAAGGCAGCGGGCATCCGTGCGGTAAAGACCATCGCGCAGACGGCGATCGCGACCATCGGCACGGCGGCGGTCATGGGCGAGGTCAACTGGCTCGGCGTGGGCTCGGCTGCCTTGCTGGCGGGGATTCTGTCCTTGCTGACGAGCGTGGCGGGGCTGCCGGAACTGGAGGGCGAAGATTATGAGTAAATGGATCATCGGATCGGCAAGAGGAGACGAGCGCGGCAGGGCATCCGGCGGGGCAGCGGGCGATCAGAAGCAGCGCGATCTGTGGGACTTCCGCGGGGAGGTATCGCTGGAAGAATACTACACCCATCCTAAAGGCTGGGTCGTTCTCCGGGCCAAGAAGGACGCCCACGCCAACAGGATCGCCGACGCCATGTGCCGCGCCTGCCTGAATGAGAAGATCGGATATGACCAGAGCAACCGCTTGGGGATCATCAAGCACGGCATCAACACCACCACGAAGACGGAGTGCGACTGCTCCTCCCTTGTGCGTCAGTGCGTCCGGGAGGGCACCGGCTTCGACCCCGGCAACTTCACGACGTGGAACGAGGTCAACGTCCTGATGTCCACAGGGCTGTTTGACCGGATCGACTACCATTGGTGGGTTCGGCTCAAGACCGGCGACATTCTGGTGACCAAAACCAAGGGCCACACCGTGGTGGTGGTCGTAGGTGATCCGCGGGCGGTGATCTATCCAAAATACACGGGCAACTCGCCCAGCATTGTGGTCGCCCTTCGGGCCGTTGGGGAGATGGACATCACCTTCACCAACCGGGCAAGGATCGCACAGGCGAACGGGATCCGGGACTACACCGGGACGGCTGCACAGAACACGGAGATGGTCAATCGGCTGAAGGCCGGGACGCTGATCAAACCTTAATTTGGACACGACAGCCCACAAACAGCATAAAATCAAAGAGTGTGATGGGTTCGAATCCCATATGCTCCAGACACGAAAAACCGCGTAACTACGGGACATTCCCATGGTTGCGCGGTTTTTTGCTGTTCAAAATTCCACGTTCATGGAATATTTTCCACGTTTTTGGAATCTATTTGGACACGAACTTGGACAGCGATTTGGACACGAGCTCGGCAGCTTCATCCTGGTGCATCGTGTGGACATAGTTTTGCATCGTGAACGTCGTTTTGTGGCCCGTGATGGCTTGGATCTGCGGATCCGACAGCTTGAGGACCGTCTTGCAATACGAAACGAAGAAATGACGGAGATCGTGCAGCCGATAATGGGGCAGGCCGTTGGATGTCAAGAGGCGGTTCCATGCTTTGCTGAAGGCCATGGGCGTCAATTCCGGCATTCCCTCCCGAATCAGGTCGGCAAGATCGTCGTCAATGGTCACCCAGCGGTTGGAGGTGTAGGTTTTCGTGGTCTTGATGATCACGTCGCCATATTCGTCCTGCACCGCCGCCTTGTGGACGTGGATCCGGTTGCCCACCAGGTCATCAGAGGTGAGGGCGCAGATCTCAGACCTTCGGAGCCCGTAGGTGGCCAGGCGAACAGGAATCTCCATCCGCGTCCCTTCCGCCAGCTTCAGGATCAGGCGGACAGTGTCTTCTTCCGGGATCTGGATCTGCGGGCGCTCCATCTGTGGAAGGGAGACGTGCGGGAACTCCCGGTCGTAAAAGCGGAAGGCAGCGGACAAAAGGGCGACGTAGTTCCTTACGGTTTTCGGCGTGTGATCGCGGGACAGATCGTTCACCAGGCGCTGAGCCGTTGGCTTGTCGATGTCGGCCTGGGCACAGAAGGCGGCATGTTTGCCCGACAGCGTGGACGCCAGGGATTTGTAGCCAGCAATGGTGGACGGGGAGAGGACTGGTTCCTTCGCGGCGATGAATCCATCCAGCATCGTCTGGACCGTGGGGTTGTCGGCGACGAACTCAAACTCGGCCACCTTCCGCCGCACGATCTCCCGCGTCTTGCCGGTGATGGACTTCCGGCGGTATTTCCCATCTGGTGCCTTGTACGAGATGCGGGCCCGGTAGGATCCCGATGGTAATTTCTCGATTTTCATGGTATAATAATTAGACCTCCTATCTGCAAAGGTGGATATAGGGCGACTCGGGGTTTGCACACCTCCCCGGGCCGCCCGCTTTTTGTGCTACCGAAACTTAACGATCAGGAAGACCCCGAGCGCGATCCCAATCAGGCCGACGATCGGTTCCGCGATCAGCAGAAGCGCACTCATGGCGATCAAGAGTACCGCAAGGATGCGGAGGAATACCAGGAGGCCCCTCTTGAGCTTCGGCGGCTGTTCTGGCGTCGGCGGTTCCGGAACAACAACCGGCGCTGCGGTCTCTGGCACCGGCTCTTCCTGCCCTGTCGTGATGCTGACGCGGGCCCAGAAGGGCATCTCGTCACGCTCCACCGTCAGCCGGTCGTCGTCCTCCAGCACGTCCTTGTACTTCCCACCGCCGATCTCGACGCTGACGCGGGCATCGCCCTGCGCGAGGAGGTTCTTCACGTGGGTACAGTTCCCCTTCTTGATGTAACCGATCTTTTCACCATCAACGAGCACCATGACGGCGTTCTGGTCGTACTCGTTCTCCGGTTCAGGGATCAGCTCGACCTTCGACGGAAAGAACTCATACTGGAAGATACGGTCGCCGTCGCCGTACTCCTGCTTGATCTCGGCGTTTGAGAGGTCGTAGTCGTCGTTCTTCTCCCCGATCGCGAGAAAGGCCTTCGTGTAGTTTGAAACGCCGGCAACTTTGAAATTTTCAGTTTTCATGCTTTTCTCCTTTCAGTGCTTCGCTGTACGCCTTCAGACGGCGCACCATGTCGGCCACCGACTGGCGGTCTTCTTCTCGCAGTGCGTAGATATCCTCTGCAATCTTCAACGTTTCCTCGTCGAGCTGATACTCTTTCCCGGCTTCGTCGGTCACGCCCGGAATTGTGCCGGTCGCGAAGTACTCAACGGGCACGCCGAGCACAGAGGCGATCTTCTGTAGCTTATCGTACTTCGGGGTCGATTTCCCCTTCTTCCATTCCGAGAACACACTCGGCAACACGCCGGCGGCCCTCGCGACATCGGCGTGCGTCAGGCCGCGCTCTTTCCTCAGCTTGTCATAGTGTTCGAACTCCATAGGGCCTCCAAAACTGAAAATTGGAAAAATCCAAAAATAGTGCTTGACATTGGAAAAGCACAAGGTTAGAATAGCCCTATGATTTGGAATATTCCAAGTCACGGAGCATAAATTTGGGTTTCCAAAATTCGAAAACCCCATTCCCAAATACCAGTATATCGAGTTTTCGAAGGACGGGCAACCGCAAGATGTGGAAGAAAGGAGGACAGATGTACGCTAAATATGCGCAGCTCCGCGATGCGAAGGGACTGACCGACGCGATGGTGTCGGCATCGACTGGAATCAGCCAGGACGCCTTCAGCAAGTGGAAGAAGCGGAGCGAGACCAACCCGTGGGCGTGTCTGGCGTTCGACTCGATGCTCAAGGTATGCGAGGTTCTGGACGTTGACATCCTGACATTTGAGCGAAAGGAGGACAAATGAGCGACAGAGTAATCGAGAACGTGATCGAGTGGATCGACGGCCAGAAGACGGCAACGGTCACACTGTCGTCCCGGCGGCAGATCACGAAGGTCAAGAAGCTGGCGGAGAAGCACCCCGATCTGGTGCAGATCGACTGGGAGAACAAGGACGGGAGCATCGTGGCGCACATGCCGGTGTCGGCCATCAAGTTTAGCATCTACTCGGTCAGCGAGGAGGAGCGCGAACGGCGCAGGGAAATTGGAAAAAAGAACGCATGGGCAATAAAACCATCGGACGAGTGATTTTGGCAAAGATTTGCCGATGATTTCACGGCAATTTTATCGCAAGGAGTGGCACATGAGAAGAGACGATAAGACCCGCGAGCGACTGTTCGCGAACCGTAACCTGTCAGCTCTCGCCAGATCGGCAGGGATGACGCACTCGACGATCTACAACCGGCGGGCCAACCCAGGCAAGATCACACTCGACGAACTGGTGGGGCTGACGAAGGACTGGGACGACTTAGAAGCAATAGGGAGATTGATAGCAGACAGGAGGTAAACATGATTGAAGTAACTGGGGCACGTTGCCCGCTGGTATTTGAGGACGTGCGGGCGCTGTGCATCGAGCACCGATGGTTCACGAACGGCGACAACGAGCAGTTCGAGAAACTCTACGACATGATCCGCGAGGGCGCCAGCCTTGACGAGGTGGCACTGGTGATCTGGATCTGCTCCACGGAAGCGACCCGCGAGTTCATCCGCACGATGCTGGAGGCAAAAGTGATGAAGAAAGGAGTAATGGCATGAGAATCATCGAAGAAGCTCTGATGGTGATGTTTGGCTTCGCCACGGCCCTGCTGGTGTGCTGTCTGGATTCGGATTTCCTCCCGGGATGGTTCTTCCCGGCGCTCCTGATCAGCGCAGCCCTGACGATCCTCTTCGGATGGCTGTGGAGCAGATGGGAGGTGTGGGATGAATAAGGTCTACATCGACTACGACAAACTCATGGCGGCGGTCTACAAGAAGGGGATCAGCCGGGAAATGTTCGTCAGCGGTCTGGCCTACTCGGAATCATGGCTCGGATCGGTCAAGAAGCGCGGCTGGATCCATGAGGACGACCGGGACAACATCTGGAAGAAGTTCCAGATCAACCCCGACGACTACGAAATCCGCCCCATGACTCCGCAGGAAGCGGCGCAGATCCTCCATTGGATCTGGGAAGACCAGTATCGGAACACGCTGTCGAGATACGAAGAGGGATTGATCTATGCGATCAACTATCTCAGGAAGGAGGGAAAAGATGTGGGAGAGGCATGACGCGGATCTGGCCGCTGCCGAAGCAGGCGACACCAGAAAGGTGTGGAACAGTGAGGTTTGCGAGTGCTGTGGGGAGTACATCCGCGAAGGTGACGAAGTGGTCATTGGTGACGACATGTTCTGGCACTTCGACTGTCTGGACGCACTGCCGACGCGGCAGATGCTTGTGGAACTCGGGTTCGAGATTAAGGAGGTGTAAATGAGCAGGAAGAATATGGTCATGATCGACGGGGACAAGCTCATGGCCCAGCTGGGCAAGAAGGGCATCGACCCGCTGGATCTGAGCGAGGAACTGGGGCACAGCCGGGACTACATGCAGGCAGCCTACAGAAACGGACGGCTCGGACGGCCTGAAGCCGTGACACTGGAAAAGGTCTACGGGATCCCGCTGAGTGCCTATGAGTGGGTCGAAAACGAACAGAAAGAGCTGCCGATCTTGGCGGAGGGCAGCCCTTCAAAAGAAGCAGATATCAAAGATATCCTGACCGAATTGTATCAGACGATCAAGGCAGCGGTCAAGGACGCGATCAGAGAGGAGAAGGAAGAACGTGAATAAATTCAGACTGCTTAGAGCGGACGAGATCGAGTGCCGCGTGAGCACTATCAACGAAAAGGGGCTGACCCTGCTGCTGTACAAGGACGCCCGCTGTGACATGAACATCCTGGACGAGACCGTCGGCCCGATGGACTGGGCCCGCGAGCATACGCTGATTGACGGCCAGCTCTTCTGCCGGGTCGGGATCCGGGAGCGCGAGGAGAATTATGTCGGGCCCTTCGTCTGGAAGGAAGACGTCGGCACGGAATCCTACACCGAGAAGGAGAAGGGCCGGGCGTCCGACTCATTCAAGAGAGCGTGTTTCAACTGGGGCATCGGCAGAGAGCTGTACACGGCTCCGTTCATCTGGATCCCGGCGAGCGAGTACAACGGCAAACAGGACCCGAAGACGAACAGGTTTTCAACCTACGACCGCTTCAAGGTGGTGCAGATCGGCTACGACGGACGCAAGATCGACTCGCTGGTGATCATCAACGAGAGGACCGGGCGGACGGTCTACGAGCTGACACCGACCTCCGGGACGATCGAGCCGAAGAAGGCCGCGACCCTTCGGAACCTGTGCAAGAACCACAACATGCCCGAAGAGGTTCTCGCGGCCCGGTACGGCAAGAAGACCATCGAGGAGCTGACCGTCGCCAACTGGGTGGACTTCGGCAAGACCGGCAGCGCATTTGTGGAGGCGTGGGATGCTGAACATAAGAGCGACAATTAAGTCCATCCTTCCTCTCCGAAACGGGCGGACAGCGGTCACGTTTGAGGCCGCTGTCAACCCGGAGAACATCGAGGAACTTGGCGAGGATGTAGCGATCTCCCTGAAGAAGTGGCACAAGCAGCGCACGAAGGGCCAGAACGCCTACTTCTGGGCGTGCGTGAGCGACATCGCGGCGGCGCAGAAGCAGTCCGTCAAGGAAGTCCACGACAAGGAGATCATGGAGCACGGCGTCGGTCAGTACCTCCAGCTGCACAAGGTGGCGGTGGAGGACTTCAAGAAACGCTGGGGAGAGCCGGTCAGGGTACTGAGCGAGAAGGACGGCATGGTGGAGGTGTTCGCCTACTACGGCTCCGCGACCTACGACACAGCAGAAATGTCCCGGCTGATCGACGGCACGATACAGGACATGCAGGCCCTCGGGCTTCACGTACCAGCGAAGGAGGATTGGTTTTGAGTGGTAACACATCACGCAACAAAGGAGCGAACGCCGAGCGCGAGCTGTGGCACCTTCTCCGCGACTACTACGGCTTCGAGGTACGCCGGGGCCAGTGCTTCAACGGTGAGGCGGATCTGGTCGGCCTTCCTGGCATCCATCCAGAGGTGAAGCGCACCGAGAAGGCGTCGCCGTGGGCATGGATCGAGCAGGCCACCGAGGAGATGAGGCGGAAGAAGGACGGCGAGCACATCTCGATCTTCTTCAGGCGGAACAGGAGCCCGTGGTTCGTGATCGTTCCGCTGGACCTGTGGGCGGATATGTACGCCGCATGGAAGGGAGAGCAAGGTGGCGGTAGATAAGAGCAACGTGCTTCTCTACGGAGACTGGCTCGAACAGCTCGAAGCCATGAGCGACGAGAGCGCGGCGGAGCTGATCAAGGCCATCGCGGCGTTTGTCCTCCGTAGAGAAGAGCATGAGATCAAGAGCGAGGCTGCGCGGATCTCGTTCATCTACATGAAGCGCAGAATCCTGATCGACACGGAGAAGTACATCGGCGTCACGGAGAAGCGGCGGAAAGCTGCCGAGAAACGATGGGAAACAAAGCAAACGGATGCAAATGGTATGCAAATGGATGCAAATGGTATGCAAATGGATACTGAACAGGTACAGGATCAGGAACAGGAACAGGTACAGGATAGAGTTATTAAAAAGAGTAGGGCGTTCCGCCCGCCCTCTCTACAGGACGTGCGCGACTACTGCATCGAGAGGAAGAACAACGTAGACCCCGAACAGTGGTACGCCTTCTACGAGAGCAAGGGCTGGATGATCGGCAAGAACAAGATGAAGGACTGGAAGGCAGCTGTCAGGACTTGGGAGATGCGAGAAACCGACAAACCGAAGAAGCAGACCGGGCAGTTCTACCAGTTCCAGCAAGGCACATACGACTACGCAGAGATCGAGAGGAGGCTGAGGGAGAATTGAAGGACTACACGCCCTGCTTCCTCTGCGGCGCCACCGCCACGGAGATCCACCACATGATCCACGGCCCGGACCGAAAGAAGGCCGAAGAAGACGGGCTGGTGGTTCCTCTCTGCCGAGTATGCCACAGCAAGGTGCACTTCGGCGGCGGAGGACTCGACCGGGAACTGAAGCGGACAGCCCAGCTCTGGTACGAGGAAGAGCACACAAGAGACGAATGGATGAAGAGATACGGGAGGAACTATCTATGCTGAAGGAAATTTCGATGGAGCAGGCCTTCGAAGCCTACAAGCGCAACCAGACCGTGGTGGTGCTGCATGGCGGCCTGGTGAAGAGCTTCACCGACCTGATGAACGACATGCGGTTCCTGGTCGACCAGCAGCCTGGGACGACCCAGAAGGTGGAGGTTCCTGCGAAACGATCCAAGGAGCAGGATATCCTTGCCGCATGGAAGGGCGGGGAGCGGAGCGTGAAGGAGATCATGGACATCACGGGGTGCTCATACGCTACGGTGCGGAAGTACATCCCGGCGGAGAGTGAGGTGGACTGATGGAGACCGTGACAAAGATCATCGAGGACGTCATCGCGGAGGTCTGCGACAAGATCTGCAGCTACACGCACGAACCGCCGCCGGAGGGCAAGGACGACAACTGGCTCTTGGAGGACGACAGTCCGTGCCACGAGTGTCCGCTGAATAAGTTGGGAGGGGCATGACAGCAGACGAAGCAAGGGCGAACCAGGAGCGGGTCGCTGAGACGTTCGACCTCGGCTGGTGGTACGGAGTGCAGTGCGAAAAGTGCTGCGGAGTCTTCCCGAGGCTCATCGTCCCGGACGGAACGACCGGGCGGTGCTACTACCAGTGCGAGGTCTGCGGACGGCGGACAGCCGAGTGCGAGATGCCGTGGATCGCTGAGGAAAAGTGGAACAATCACGAGTGGACGGACGAAGGACAATTCAGTCTGTTCTGAGAGGAGGAAAGATGGAACTGAAGAACTGCCCATTCTGTGGGCGTGAAGTGGTGATGAAGGGCTGCGCAACCCTATGGGATTTTTGCCCGAACTGCGGCGCTGATATGAGAGGTGAGAAAGATGGATGATTTAATCAGCAGGCAGGCGGCGATTGAGGCGGTAGATATTAAGAACCTACATCGTGGTATCGTTGATGCACTGCAGAACATCTTATCGGAGCTGCCATCCGCACAGCCAGAACCTCTATCCGATGCCTATACGAAAGCAGTATGGACATGGTTGCTTGAGTACCAGATCAAGGCGGCGGAACTAAAAGGCAGATATACACCGTATGAGGTGCTGTCGTGGGTGGCGAACGATTGGAGGAAAGAGCATGGACGATTTAATCAGCCGACAGGCGGCGATTGATTACATAGATGCAGGACGGCTTGGCAATCCAAACGAGCCAAGATGGAGCGATAACGAAATTGTAAACTTTCTAAAAAGCAGACCATCCGCACAGCCAGAGCGTGACATCCCTGTTAAGCCGACAGAAACAACTGACAAGGCGTGGGGGATACCGCTCAGACAAGCGGTCTGCCCGAAGTGTGACTACTATCTGGGACATGTGGCTTTTCTCGGCGATTACAAAGGCAAGCGAATAACATACTGTGAAACCTGTGGACAAGCGATTGATTGGGAAGGGTGGGATTTTGATGAGTGATTTAATCAGCCGACAGGCGGCGATTGACGCGTACTGCGAACTTTGCGGAGACATAGATTTGTGCAAGAGCATCTATTTTGGTATTCCATGTGATTATGTAAAAGCACTAGAACAGTTGCCATC